ATGGTTTAGTTAGAAAACTATCAATTAGTATTTTATTAAATGATGATTTTGAAGGCGGTTTATTTGAGTTTAAAGATTTTGACAAACAGCCAGAATTAAAACAGGGAAGTATTATTGTGTTTCCTTCATTTTTGCAACATAGAGTAACTCCTGTAACGGCAGGAACAAGATATTCAGCGGTAACATGGGTCAGTGGACCTGCGTATAGATAGGATTAAATTATGACATTGAACGCATCAGGACCAATTAGTTTAGCGGGAACAACCGCAGGACAATCCATTGAAATTGAAAATGGTGGAAATGGCACAACACAAATTAGTTTAAATGATGGCGCTGTGCGAACACTTGCTGGTGTTACAACCCCAAATAGCACAATTACAATGCCAACTAATTTCTATGGTAAATCTAATCGTGTTGTACAAACTATCACTTTATCTTCTAGTACAGCAAACTATACATTTAATCCAGCAAAAATTAGCGGATACGTTGCCGGTAAAACGTGCGCTACATTAACAATTAATAGCGGTGTTTATGTTTACTCAACATCTACTGGTAGCGCTGGTTTATCAATAAGCGGTTGGACATCTGGCGATGTGGTTAAAGTTAACAATCGTGGTGTAATTGCTGGTCAAGGTGGTAACGGTGGTAATGGTGGTGCTGCGACCCCTGCTGGTTGCGGTATACCCGGTTGTGGTGGTGGTAGCGGCGGAACTGCACTTTCTGTTTCTTTTGCCACAACCATTTGTAATAGTGGCGGAATCGTAGCTGGTGGCGGCGGCGGCGGCGGTGGTGGTGGTGGTAATAGAACTCGGCTTTGTTCTTCTTGCAATTGCTGTTCATTTTCCTTTAATTCTTACAATGGCGGCGGTGGCGGAGGCGGTGGTAGGTCTGGTTTAAACGGCACTGGCGGTGGAAGTGGCGGTTGCGCTTCACGTACCGCTCCCGGCAACCCCGGTGGAGGGGGAAATAACGGTGGTCCGGGCGGTGGTGGTAGTGGATCATCACGCTGCCAATCTGGTCAAGGTAATTACGCATACTCTACTGGCGGAAGCGGTGCAACAGGCGGAGGATGGGGATCTGGTGGAGGAACGGGAGGAAGCGGCAGCGGAGGATATACTGTAGCGCCGGGATGGGGTACTAGATGTTCTGGAGTATCCACTGGATCAGGTGCTGGTGGCGGTGGTGCAGGACCAGCTACATCTGGAAATGGTAATATTACTTGGTCAAACACAGGGACTCGTTACGGTCCATTAAATTAAGGAGAAATTATGGCAAATTATGAAATAGTAAAATTTAATGAAGCAACAGGTTCTATTCTTGTTTCTTATAAAGATAATGGCGAAACATTTGTTACCTACAATGTAGATATTCCATTAGATGAAAATAATCATTTTATTACTGGTGACGCATTGGATGCTTACATTACTGGAATGTTTCCATCTGCAGTTTTAGCAAGAATGCAAGCTCTTAAAGCCGGAATTCCCAACGCTGCTGCAATTCAATCATTGGTAGTACAACCCGTTCAACAAACTGGAAGCGCAACTTAATTTAGAAAATGACAAACAACCCAATAAATTCGTATTCTTATTTTGCAGCCCCAGTTTACGAAGTAGAAGCACCAGAATTTTTAGATGTTACTAGAAAAGTATCCAATGAGTATTTAAAGTTACGAAAAAAAGAACACGATTTACATCCTCATTATCCAGTCTACATGACTGAAAATATGCATAATCATCCTGAGTTATCAGAATTTGCAAATTTTGTAGGGCAAACAGCTTGGAGTATTTTAAACAGCCAAGGCTATGCAATGGATAGCATGATGACTTACTTTACAGAAATGTGGTCTCAAGAGCATCATGAACATTCTTCTATGGATAGACATATTCATAATAATGGTGCAATCCTTTCTGGGTTTTATTTTTTAAATTCTCCAGAAGATGCAAGAGTTGTATTTCATGATCCAAGAGATGCAAAAGTAATTACTAGTTTGCCAGAACGTGATTTTACCAATGCTACACACGCTAGTAATATGATTAACTTTAAACCAATAAATGGAAGATTAATTTTAACTAATTCTTGGTTGCCACATTCATTTAATAAAAATACTGAAAAAATTCCATTAACATTTATTCATATTAATATTGCTGTTGCTCCTGTAATACAGCAGCAAAATCAAGTTGAAGTAATATGAACAAGTATCGTATTCGCTATAACAAAAGCAGAGGCCAGCCCGGTAGGGGTACAGTTGACCATGTTTGGAGGGTATTTGATGGCCCCAAAGAATACTTGGTCAAACACTTTAAAATTGAAGTTCCCTCATTTAGCGAAAAAGAGGATAATAGTGAAGACTGTAATGTAGTATGTTATGGAACACTAACTTTTGATAGAGAAACATCTACAGCAATTATTACTGGAGATAAAGCATGAAATTTACATTTGAATGGATCATGGATAAGTTAGGTTATATGCCTAAGTTTGATATGAAAATTGGAAAAATAGCAGAGCCTTGGTCTTTTCCAACGGAAACCCCTAAGAAAAAACCTAGCGTTGCTAAGGCAACTACCCGCGTTAAAAAAACAACGGCAAAAAGCTCCAACAAGAAAAAATGAACAAGATTATCAATGACCTTTTAACGGGCAAAGATAATCAAACTCACGATATTGTTCGCTGGTCACTGCTTTATTCAACCTTAATTTTAACGGCAGGCTTGATATATAACGCAATCCATACAGGATTGTTTGACATAGAAAAGTTTTATCTTGGTTCAGCCGCCCTTGTTGGCGCACATGGTTTTGGACTAATGATGAAAAAAGGCACTGAACCGGAGGAGCAATGACGCCATATGCAACCTATATCAAAGCTGGTTTACTTATTGTATTTATATGTAGCGTGTTTTTTGCTGGCTGGCATATGCGGGATCGCGATTTTACTATTTACAAAAATCAGGTCAGAATTGCAGCGGAAAAACAAACTGCGCAAGTTGAATCAATTAAGAAACAACAGGAAATAACCACCAGAGGAATCCAAGATGAATACAATGCGAAGCTTGCTCTTATCCGCCAGTATTATGCTAACGGGGTGCGCCAGTCAGGTACCAGCCCCATGTCCGGCATTTCCTCAACCACCAAGCTCTCTGATGCAATCGCCGCCTACAATCAACTTGCTTCGGATTGCGCAGCCACAACCCTCCAAACAGTAACCCTCCAGCAGTGGATAACCGAGCAGATGAGCATTAAATGACAGATCAGCAGTTAGCAGAACTAGGAATAGACGCAAAATGGCTTGAACCCTTTAATGCGGCTTTTGAAAAATATGACATTAGCAAACCCAAGCGTCAAGCAGCGTTTATTGGTCAGTGTTCTGTTGAGTCTAATAATTTCAAAACTCTTGAAGAGGACCTCAACTATTCCGCCGAAGGATTAATGAGGACATGGCCAAGCCGGTTTCCCGATATAGATACTGCCGAAAAATACGCCCATAATCCTGAAAAATTGGCCAATAAGGTATACGCCGGCCGATTAGGTAATACAGAAGATGGCGATGGCTGGAAGTACCATGGACGGGGTTTAATACAGCTTACGGGTAGGGATAACTATAAAAATTGTGGTCAAGCCATAGGAGAGGATTTAATCAATAGTCCAGACCTTTTGGCTCAACCTGAAGGTGCAGCATTATCGGCGGCTTGGTTTTTCAATAAACACGGGTTAAACCAATTGGCTGATATTGGGGATTTTGTACTCATGAGCAAACGTATCAACGGAGGGGACTTGGGTTTATCCCAAAGAATTGCTAAAATAAACCACGCAATTAATGTGTTGGGATAACTCATGCCGTTACAAAAGCTCCAATTTAGACCCGGATTAAACCGCGAAGGCACAGATTACTCCAACGAAGGCGGTTGGTATGATGGCGATAAGGTCCGTTTTCGCTCTGGATTTCCAGAAAAAATTGGTGGCTGGACTAAATTTAGCAACAATAACTATGTTGGCGTATGCCGAGATCTATGGAACTGGGTAGATTTAAGTTCCAATAATTATATTGGCGTTGGTACCAGCAAAAAATATTACATAGAAGCGGGTGGCGCATATAACGATATTACTCCTATTTATACGACTACTACCCTTTCTGGCACTGCAATATCTACCACAGCCAGCTCCACTACTGTAACAATTACTGATCTTGCTTATAGTCCCAATGTAGGTGATTACCTAATTGTTTCCGGTGGATCATCGGTTGGCGGCGTATTGC